CTTGTTAAATTAGATGTAAAACATTTTGAGGACAATTCAGATTATTTTAAAGAACTTAATAAAAATACAAAAGTAATTATTAATGGTGATATAATTGGTTATCATTTAAATCCAAATTACTTATTTACAAAATTAAAGCAGTTTAAAAGAACTGGAATAATTAATATCTATACATCTATTGCTTGGTTATATCAAGAAAATCAAATCTTAATTAATACTGAATCTGGGCGTTGTATTCGACCTACTTATATTATTGATAAAAACAACAAATTAAGATACAATAAAAATGATGTTTTAAATATTTTAAATAATGATATTAAATTTTGCGAACTTTTTGATGTAAAAACATATGAAAATACAGATGATAATATTTATGATATTAACTCCTATAAGGAAAACTCTATTGTAGAGTTTTTAGATACTGAAGAAAACAATACTACATTAGTAGCAATTAATTTTAAAGATTTATCCAAGGGTTTTAAAGGTCATACTTATCCAAAGAAATATCAATATTTAGAAATTCATCCATCATTAATTTTAGGATTATGTGCAAGTAATATTCCATTCCCTGATCATAACCAAGCACCTAGAAATACTTATCAGTCTGCCATGAGTAAACAGGCAATTGGAATATATGCATCAAACTTTAGAAACCGTATGGATACACTTGGTAATATTTTAAACTATCCACAATTACCATTAGTAAGAACAAAAATCTCAGATATTACTAAATGTAATGAATTACCGTATGGTAATAATGTAATAGTTGCTATCGCTACATTTACAGGATTTAATCAAGAAGATTCTATTATGATTAATAAATCAGCAGTAGATAGAGGTTTCTTTAATTCTACATTTTATAGAACATATAAAGATCAATGTAATAAAAATCATTCTACTGGAGAAGAAGAGATGTACTGTATTCCTAATCCTGACAATACCAAAAATATGAAACCTTTTAATTATACTAAACTACAAGATAATGGTTTTGTAAAAGAAAATACTTATGTTCAGAATAATGACATAATTATTGGTAAAACAATGCCTTCTAAAGTAAATACAGATTCTAAAACATTTAATTATAAAGATAATAGTGTAAGTTTAAAGCAAAATGAATATGGGTTTATAGATAAAAATTTCAGTGATAATAAATACTTTAAAAATATTAATAATGATGGTTATAAATTTAGTAAAATTAAAATTAGAAACATTCGTATTCCAACTATTGGAGATAAACTTTCATCTAGACACGGGCAAAAAGGTATTATTGGAATGATATATACTCAAGAAGAAATGCCTTTTACAAAAGATGGTATTGTACCTGATATAATTATTAATCCTCATGCTATTCCTAGCAGAATGACAATTGCTCAATTATTAGAGTGTATCATGGGAAAAGCATGTTTATCAATTGGTACTCGTGGCAATGCATCGGCATTTATTCATAAAAATAAAAATGAAAAGAAAGATGATTTTGCAAGTATATTACAAGATTCAGGATACGATAAATATGGTAATGAAATTTTATATAATCCTCGTACAGGTGAACAAATTGATACAAATATATTCATTGGTCCAACATATTATCAAAGATTAAAGCATATGGTATCAGATAAAGTTCATTCTCGTTCTGCAAATGGACCAATTATTTTACTGACAAGACAACCAGCAGAAGGTAGAGCACGTGAAGGTGGATTAAGAATGGGAGAAATGGAGACGGAATGTATGTGGGCACATGGAAGTCAAGGATTTTTAAAAGAGAGGTTTATGGAATGTTCTGATAATTACAGAGTTTTCGTTTGTAAATCTTGTGGAAATATTGCAAATGTAAATCCATCATCAAATATCTCTATATGCAAAAACTGTAAAAATACTACAAATTTCTCACAAATTAGAATCCCGTATGCTTGTAAATTACTTTTCCAAGAAATACAATCATTATCGATTAATACTAAATTTTTAACTCATTAAATTTAATAAAATTATTTATTTAATAATACTCTGTATAATACTGAAAATATAACATCCATTAATAACATTAATGAACACATTTTTAAATTATCATTTAATAAATACAAACCAGATAAAATATATAATATACCATGAACATATCTAGTTTCATGCCAAAATACTTTTGCTATTTGTACTTCATCATTTGAACCAACAAAACCTTTTCTTATGAAAGAGACTCCTATAATAAATAAAATTAATAAACTAATTGTTTTTGCTTTTTTATCATTTTGTGATTTTTTATTAAAATGATAAATAGTTAAAATTAATGATAATCTTACTGTTAAACATAAAAACCATAAAGGATGAATATTCATTTTTTTAATTTAATTAAATATTTTAATAAATAAAATAACTTTTTAATAAAATGAATAAAGAACAATTATTATTGTACTATATTATTGGGTATTTATTATTATTGATATTTTGGGTTTGTGCATGGAATGTAATTGATAGTTGTTTAGAACATATTACTAATAATAATAAAATGATAAAAAATAATAAAATATTATTTAATCTATTATTATTAATACTTGTAGCATCTATATTGATTAAAAATTATAATTATAAATTTAATATTAATCAATAATTACAATTTTTTATTTTTATATTAGATTTATTTAAATAAATATACTTTTATAATATATTAGATGTGTGGTATAACAGGTATTATTTCAAAGAAAGGAATTAATAATACTTTAAATAATGATTTATATGAAAGTTTATTAAATATACAGCACAGAGGTCAAGATGCATGTGGATATGTAGTAAATTATAAAGAGACTATGGAAATATTTAGAGGTAGTGGATTAGTTAAAAATGTAATTGATTTTAATAAATTAATAAGTACTAGTTCTGAAATTGCTATTGGACATACTAGGTACCCTACAACATCTGATAAATCTAATAATGAAAATCAACCATTTCATATGAAAACTAAATATGGTCTAGATATCTCAATTGTTCACAATGGTAATTTATATGATTTTCAACATATTAAATTTAAATTAATAAATTCAGGTTATAAATTTACTTCTAATTCAGATTCTGAGACCTTATTATATTATATTTGTGATAAAATTGATAATGCTTTAATTGATAAAGGCATCGATATAAATTCTAAATTTTTTCTAGATTTTTTAGAACTTGGAAGTTATGATGTTTTATTTGAGGAAATACTTGATAATACTATTAAAAATGTAATAAATACTTTTAAAGGTTCTTTTAGTATAATATTATTAATAAATAATTATGGTTTGATATGTTTTAGAGATAAATTTGGAATAAGACCATTATGTTATGGAGAAAATGAAGATAATATATTAATATCATCTGAAAGTATTTCGCATGATGTTCTTAATTATAAAAATGTTAAGGATATAGAAAAAATATTAATAATTAAAAGAAATAATATTATTATTGAGAAAGATTATAATTTCGATTTAACTCCATGTATATTTGAGTATGTATATTTATCAAGACCAGAAACAACTATTAATAAGATTTCTGTTTATCAAGCAAGAATGAATATGGGGTATTATTTATCAAATACAATTAAACAATATTTAAATCCAGACGAGATTAGAAATATAGATTCTATAATTCCAATTCCTGATTCTAGTCTTATATCATCTACAAAAATATCAGAAGAATTAAATATACCACTTAGATTTGGTATAATAAAGAATAGATATATTGATAGAACATTTATAATGAAAAATCAACAAGAAAGACAAAATAATATTAGAAGAAAATTATTTATAGTAAAAAATGAGGTACTTAATAAAAATATTATAGTTGTAGATGATAGTATTGTTCGTGGAAATACATGTAAACATATAATAAATGAATTAAAACTTCATGGTGCTAATAAAATTTATTTTGTAAGTTGTTCTCCACAAATAAGATATAAAAATTTATATGGTATAGATTTACCACAACAGGAAGAACTTATAGCATATAATAGAGATGAAGAAGAAATTGCAAAAGAAATTGGAGCAAATAAAGTTATTTATTTAAATATTGAGGATTTAAAAAATAGTTTACTTACAATTAATCCTGATATAAAAAATTTCGAATTATCTGTATTTAATGGTGTATATATTTCTTAATTAAATAATTTTTTATAGATTTTTATTTTAAAAATAATTTTATTTAATTAATTTATTTACCATTACAATAATATTTTTTTTTTAATTTAATTAAATTTAAAATTTTATTTTTGATTAAAAATAATTTTTATTAATATTTAATTAAAAATGAATAATAATAACTCTTTAAATAAAGGCATGGGAAAAAAAGAACCTAGAATTTGGAATGGTACCGAAGAAAATTTACTTAAAAAATGGGGAGAACAAGCAGCATCTTATAGAATTTTACACAATCGCGCATATAGAAAATACAAATACTTGACTGCTTTGTTTACAATACCAGTAATTATTGTATCTACTCTTACTGGTACTGCTAACTTTTCACAAGGTACCATTATCCAAATCTATCCTAGTTTTGATGTTTATTTACCATTAATGATTGGAGCACTTAACTTAATATCAGGTATAATTACTACTATTGGACAATTCTTAAGAGTTAGTGAACTTAACGAAGCACATAGAAACTCTAGTATATCTTATGGTAAATTTGCCAGAAATATATCTACTGAATTATCTTTACCACCAAACGAAAGAACTTACAGCGGTTTAGATTTCATTCAGATATGTAGAAATGAAATGGATCGTCTTATAGAACAATCACCAGAAATTGGTATGGAAATTATTACTAAATTCGAAAAGAATAAGAAATTCAAGAACATTATTAAACCAGAAGTTATTAATATTTCTTCTATTGTTCCATATCAACCTACTAAAGATGAAAAAACACAAGAAACAGTTGCTAATGCTGCTGGTAAGTTTAGAAAGGGTTTCTTAAATAATAAATTAAAAGAATTAGAACCTACAAAAGACTCTAGTAGTAATTTTACACAATATAATAATAAAAGAAACGTTCAGTTAGAATTAGCAGAACTTAAAGATAATGCTATTGCTAGTAATCCAATGATTAAAAATAAGATTAGTGCTGTATTTGAGAATAATGTAAATAATAATTTAAACAATAATACCACTACTGAAAATCCATTTAGTGTTAATAGTATAAAAAATAAATTTAATAATGTAGATAATAATAGTAATAATGTTCCTCCAAAAATGTCATTAAGCGATTTAATATCAAAAGATAATTTAAGTACTTTACAAAAAAATAAAGATAATGAAGAAAAAGAAATTAAGAAAATTAAAAAAATTAAAAAAGTAATAAAGAAACCATTAGTAAAACAAAATAACGATAGCAGTTTTGTTGTTAATGTTGATTTATTAAAAAAAGATTTACTTAAAAATATTGATGAAACATTAGAAAAAGCAGATTTAGATGAAGAACAAGAAACCAAAATTATAAATGATATAAGTGAAAAATATAAAGAAAAAAAAAGAAGTTTAGTAAATCCAAATATAAATAATAACAATAAATTAGTAAATCAAAATACAGTTTCTTCTAATTTCTTAAAAGCAGTAAATGAGAGTAAACAAAATAAAATAACTGTAGAAAAATTTGTTGATACACCTGAAATAATTAAAAAAAATATAAAAGAAGATGTTAATGAAATTATAGAAGTTAACACAAATGAAATCGTAGAGGAAGTCGATGAAGTTGTAGAGGATGCCGAGGAAGTCGTTGAGGATGCCGAGGAAGTCGTAGAGGAAGTCGAGGAAGTCGTAGAGGAAGTCGTAGAGGAAGTCGTAGAGGAAGTCGTTGAGGATGCCGAGGAAGTTGTAGAGGATGCCGAGGAAGTCGTTGAGGAAGTTGTAGAAGATGCCGAGGAAGTCGTAGAGGATGCCGAGGAAGTCGTAGAGGAAGTCGTAGAGGATGCCGAGGAAGTCGTTGAGGATGCCGAGGAAGTTGTAGAGGAAGTCGTTGAGGAAGATATTGCTAATCAAACAGAAGAAGAAATAGAAATTGATGAACAAGAAAATAAGAATAAAAATGTCTAAAATTAATAATAAATAAAATATAATAAATAATTAAATAAACATAATGATTAATATATCAAATGATACATTATTATTAACAATACTGGTAGGTGTATTAGCAGTTTATACAATTATTACATTAGATGATAAAAAAGAAGAAAAATTTACTGAATCTTCACAAAACTCTGAAAATACAAGCAATCAAACAAACAATGAATCAAACAACCAAGAAAATACAAACAACGAAACAAACAATGAAACAAACAATGAATCAAACAATGAATCAAATACAAATGATAATACTACAGAAGGAAATGGAACAGGTGATGCTGGTTCTAATACTGAGGCAGTAAGTGAAAAATCAAAACAAGATATTGTACAATCAAACGATAAAAAAACTACTGTTATTCATAATCACTATTATGGAGGAAATAAACAACTTGCAAAATTTATGAATGAATTAGTAAAAAAACAAAATGAAGAAGAAAATAATAATCAACAAAATTTAGTAGATCAAGGAATGTGTTCTGAACTTAATAATAAATTAAAAACTAAAACATTAGCAGAAATACAAAATGATAGAGTATTATCAGATTTAAAAAATAAATGTGATAATTGGGGTAATAAACAAGATACATGTAAAATACAACCACCATTATCACAAACTGCATTAATTGGAACATTATTAACAGATGCTAAAAAT